GTTATAGCTTTTATAATACTATTTAACAATAATTTATTGTATTTATCAATTATTTTATTAATCGTAAGTTTAGATGCCTTTTCTATTGTGGTTTTACATAAATGTCCATTAACAAGTTTAGAAGAAAAATATTTAAAAAAAAGTTCTTGTGAAGAGAGAAAACAATTATTAAAAAAATTAGGCATATCATACAATTGTAATCATGAATATGAGAATCAAATAGAATTATTAATTAATGTTTGGATGCTAGTAGCGGGTAAATGTTTGATTATTATTTTACTAAAAACATTAAATGTAAAACTTATAGATTATAGTAATTTATATGTAATAAAATAATAAGTAAAATATATAATTTTGTAAATATTTGTAAATTACATGAATACTTTTGAAGATACTAATGAACTTCGCGCAATTAACTCACTAAAAGAAAACCGAATTTCTTATTTATGTATAATATTTGCGATATTTACATTATCATATGAAAACTTTTTTATAGGAATAATCACATTTTTTATTATTTTATATTTATCATATAATGACCACAAAAACAGCCATAAAGTTAAAAATATATTGAGCATAATTCATCATTATCACCATGAAAACAATAATTTTTTTTCGCATTTTATACAAATATTATTAGAGCTCACAGTAATAGGCGTATTTGTACCATTATATTATATTTTCGGAACAATCATTTTAAATCCATGGGTCCTTATCTTTTTCATATTATTTTATTCATCTGTTCATAACATAAATTACTCTATACTTCGTGTAAATACAGTACATAAACTTCATCATGAATTTGTTGGAACAAATATAGGACCAGATATTTGTGATATAATATTTGGAACCAAGCACCCTTCAGAAAAATGTGTAGAAAATACAAGTCATTATATTCCTAACATTATAATATGTACCTTAATAGTATTAACAATGAAATATTATTGGAAAAATGATGCTAATAAAAAACCAATGTTATTTATGTTAAATAGTTTTTTATTAGCATCATTTTTATTGTTAATAGTTACTTCTATAGTTCTCTGGAATAAAGAAGTTAAGTGTGACAAAAAAGAAAAAAAAGAATAAATTTATATACAATCTAAGTTCTTTAACATTTATGTAATATAGCGTTTTGATATAAAATATTCCTTACACGCTTTTCTAAATTTGTCAATGTCCGAATAATTATAAACCATTTTTGTTCCAAATCCAATCTTTAAATATATTTGTATTTTTTCAAGGTATTTATATTCACGTGGTATTGGTGTATCTATATTAAAAGATAATATACTTCTATATTCACTATCATTTTCACAAACAATCTGGATTTTGTTATCAGTAATTTTTAATTCTGCCCATCCATACTCATGGATTATACCCCCACCTTCATTAAATTTAACAATATATGGACCACCATTTAATTCAATTATGTCTTCCATGTTGTGATTACTTGCTAATTTTATAATTTTTATTCTTTCAATTTTAAATATAATAATTTAATATATGATATTTAATAACATTTCAAACTTTACAAATGTAAATGATTATTTACCTATTTTGAATGGTGCGTTAAATGCGGATCTGATAATATTATTTTTACTTTATCATGGATTAATTAAATCAATTTATTTGAAAAAATGGTATAAGTCTTTTAATTTAAGCGCCACAATTGCGGATATATTGATACTTATGATTGGAATTATTATTGCTAGATTTGTATACAGTTACATATTTAGTGATTTTAATATTTGGTTATTTACTGGATTAGCAGTTGTTATACAAATTACACACGATATATTGTTTTATTTGCTATTTAATAATATTCCAAAAGGCTACAATTATATGTTGGATTTTTTCAAATTATATGCTAAAGAAGTAGGCGTTGGCGCTATTTTAGGAGATAGTTTCATGATGATATTAGCTTGTTTATTAAGTTCATACTTTGCTACATTTAGTTTAAATGTTAATATTATAACACTTGTAATTTCATTTTATTTTTTACCATATATGATTTATTACGAATATTAAACAATATTACGCAGAAAATTAACAATATAAGTGGTAAAAGCAAATAATATACCACCCCAAAGTGTATCAAGGAATACTGTTAAAAGAGACCAGTTTTTCAATAAAGCATAATTGGTTGTTTCATATACACCATAAATTACTAAACCTAACAAGAATGCGTCACTCACACTTTTCTTAGGTTTAATAATAAAATAGTTTAAGCCTACTATTAAAAAGACATAACATAAAGCAGCGCCTAAAAAATTCATTGTAATTGATGACCCTTGAACATGTTGTATTTGTTTTTGAAAATATTCTTTCATTACAGTTAAATAAATAGAATCAGTAGCTATAAATACAATCGCACTAATTAACATCAAAAAATTAAACATTATATACTAAATGTATATTTTACTATTTATTTAGATGAAATATTTTTAAAATATTCACTAAACATTTTTTTAGTGTTGTATTATATAAATGTCAACGTCCGTAGGATATACTAGCGCAATAAATGGAAGTAATGTAGCATTCAATAGCTTTGTCATAAATCCTAAAAATGCTGGAGGCGCCATTAAAGGATGGATGCCACAACAAACACAAAACGGTGATAAAACATACCCAGAGTTTGAACAAATCCGTTTTACTTTAAAAGAAGCTTGGAACACAAAATACCCTAGTCAGTTAAAGCGCAATAATTTAAAAAAATCTATCACAACACCATTTCGCGCTGTCAATAATGCTGGAGACCTTTTAAGTCGCAACAATTATTCTTGTGGAGGTTCTTGCCAAACACCTCAAAGCAGACCAGGTTTAAATGGATTGAAAACACATTTTGGTGCAATTCAATCATCATGCGTTCCATCATCTTCTTATAATAGTCTCCAATTAATTAAGAATGTTCCTCCTGCTTCTTGCAATGTTAAATTTGTATATGATAGTTCTGATTACACCACATATTTGAAACAAAAAGCAGTTAACAAGAATTACAATGACCTTACATATGGTGGCGACCAATCAAATGCTAGTCAATCTTCTTTAAGGGCTATTAGAAGATATTAAAAATAAAAACTTAAAACCTTTAGGTCTGTCAAACCATAATTTTCATTTTATATAATTTTTATAAAAATAATTATTATGGAAAAAAATCAAAGGAAAGAGATACTTTATCAAAAAACAGAATTTAATAATTCACTCATTTGTATGTTATCTACAATATTCAAATGTAGCAAATGTAAACGCAATAATACAGTTCAAATACTAGAAAATAGAGTAAGCCAAAATTGTTTGTTTTGTGGAAATCCAAACTATGTTAAGAGATTAAATTAATTTTGAGTTTTTAATATACTTTTTATAAAAGTATATATTAATGACTACTCCATATGGTATTTCTACATCAAAAGGCTCCGTATCTTACGATAATTATGTAAATTCCGCAATTACTGGTCCATTAAGCACAAACCAAACCCCATCACAAATACCTTACCATAGTTATGGAACATTAACAGGTATAAGACCTACACCACCCCAATTTTATCCATCTCAAGAGCCAGTTTATGCTGAAATGAATACAAATGCTAGGCACCAATATTTAAGAACATCTGTAAATCCACAAGCTTTACAAAGACAGACTGCTTTAGCCAAATTATCACCAACATTAGGTTATCAAATCAATTCATCTGGTAGAACGATAGCTACATCAACTCATACAAATTATATATCACCGATTGCGTCTTCAATGTATGTTAATATACTTAAAAGCAACGCAGTAGGACAAAGTGGGTATAAAGTAAATTTACCAAATAACGCTCCTATATCAACAAAAAACTATTATCCTAGTGGTTCAAGAAGTAGTTTAAGGAGAGCGCGTTCAGGAGGTTGTACCGCACCTAAAAAGAAGGGAGCTATACAAAATACAAGTTTGACAAATGGTCAGGTGTGCGCTTGGGGGTCACTCGTAAGGCAAAATTATTAATTTTCAAAAAATTTAAATATTTTTATATATGTATAATGCCTAGTTTCCCCTCATTGACACCTTTGTATGGATTAGGAAGTTCTGCGCGCACTGTTGGCGCTATTACCATCAGTAGTCCTCGCACAAAAAATGGGTCAGCGCTTAGAGTTTATAATTCTTTGAAGAGAACAAATGGTGCTGATTATGCTTTGCAATATATGCGTAATGCTACATTTGGTCCCTTTATCATAGTTAATGGTAGATTGGTTTACAATTAAATATTTATTATAATATATATATATGAATAAATATTTAGTCGAATTTTTTGGGACAATGTTATTGGTATTTGTTATCTTCGCAACTGGTAACTGGGCAGCTATAGGCGCTGCTTTAGCAATATGTGTTTTATTAGGAGGTCCTATATCTGGCGGCGCGTATAACCCAGCAGTCGCAATTTCACTATATAGTGCTGGAAAACTACCCAAATCAGATTTATTGCCATACATTATTGTAGAAATTTTAGGTGGTTTAACTGCGTTCTTTGCTTATAAAAAGTTTATAAATAAATCTTAAATCTTATTATAATTTATTGTGTTATATTATAATATAAATGCCCAAAAAACATTATAAAAGAGGAGGAGGTGTTTTTGACAATCTAGGAGCTTCTTTATCAAATGGATGGAATTCTGTTTCTCAAAGCGCTTCTAGTGGATTAACAAGTATTAAAGAAGGTACTGCTAACGTGTGGGATAAAACAAAAAAAGCTACAAGTTCTACATATAATTCTGTAACAGGAACAACTCCTACTACGCCTAATTATACTCCTCCTGCCACTGTAGGAGGTAAATCGAGAAAAAACAAAAAAGGTGGATACAAGGATAATATATCACATAACAATTTAGCTTCTAGTGCTTCTCCATTTAGCGGAAAAACAGCACAGCCACAGACATGGGTAGGTGGAAAAACTAAAAGACGCCGCCACAGGCATTCTAAGTCATGCAGACATAAAAAACATCGTAAACATTAAATATATATACTACTATATAGTATGACAAAAAGCAAAAAAGGAACACGAAAAATAAGAAATAAAACACGGAAGAATTTTGTCAAGTTACAAAATGAACCGAAGACTGACTGTAAAGTCGCGTCATATGATGAGTTTATAAAATTAATTGATCATAATGGTGATAGTTTAGTAAAATACAAGAGTTTTACAAAAAAAATATTAAAAAATAAAAGCAGCATAGTTAGTGCTAAAAATGATTTTTATAGTTATATTAACAATAAATGGTTACATAACAAGGAAATATATAATACAACTTTATCAGAAGGAGATAAATACATTATCCAACTAGACGATTTTAGAATTATACAAAACAAGGTTTTTTATGAAATGGATGATATTATTAATGATTATATACAGAATAATAGAAATAAAACATCGAAATGTATGAGTAATTTTTATAAATCAGGCAGGACCAATCTTACAGTGAATCTAGCAAAACAAAAAATAGAAGGTGTTATTGAGTATCTTGATGAGATGCGTAAGGATAAAAAAAACATATGGAAGATTCTTGCTTATATTAATAGCGATGAAACTATTAAATCAAAGGGTCCATTTATATGGAATGTGGTTCAAGATAGAAAAAACTCAACAAAATTTATTTCTGAAATTTCCCCAAAGATTTTTGCAGTTATAAATATGGAATCTTATTATATAAATAATAAAGATAGACAAGATTTTACTAAATATGTAAATGAACTTTTTAAAATAATTAATTTTAATCATGATAGACCAGAAGATGTATTTGATATAGGCATTGAATTATTTAATTGTTTTTCATATAACGAATTTAAAAATGACCCAGATGGTTATAATCTTATTCATAAAAATGAAGCTCTTAAAAAATATGGTTTTGATTGGATAACATTTACGAAAGAATTAGGATACAAAACTACACCTGAATATTTTGTAGCAACAGATATTAATTATTTAAAAGCATGTTCTAAATTAATAACTGAAAATTGGAATTCTGATAAATGGAGGCCTTGGTGGGTATGGTTAATAACACGAAAAATTTTTTCGCGAACTAACCAATGGAATAAAGTATATTATAATTTTTACGGTGAAAAACAAAGAGGTGAAATGGGCAGTTATTTAAGTATTAAATCTGCTATATTAACATGTTTAGCTTTTAACACAACATTATCAAAAATATACATAGAAAAAAATTTAAATAATAAAAAAATTGCTTATGTAAAAGGTTTTATAGAAGATTTAAAAAATACGTTTATAAAAATTATTGGTAATAATAAATGGATGGAAAAAAAAACAACTGAATATGCTTTACAAAAACTGAAACATCTAAACTTTATTGTTGGTTCAGTAGATTATTTAGAAGAAGATGCGTTATTAGATTACAAAGAAGACGATATAGATTATAACATTAAATTATTAATGTATTACAGAACAAAAGATTACATTAGACTTGATGGAAATAAATTTATTTTTGTGCCTTCTCTTGATTGGGATGAGTATCCTCCAAAATTTAATTCTTTTCAATGTTATCAGGTAAATGCTAAATATATTCCTACATTAAACGCAATTTACATTCCATTAGGATATATACAAGAACCATTTATTGATTTAGAAAAACGTGGAATAGAATATAATTTATCTAATATTGGCTTTACAATAGCGCATGAAATGGCACATTCTTTAGATGACCTTGGAAGTAAATATGATTTAAAAGGAAATTTAAAAGACTGGTGGTCACCTGAAGATAAAAAGAAATATAAAAAAATACAAAAAGATATATTAAATCAATATGAATCATGGGCTAAAAGAGACCATATAAAATATGACGCATCTTTGACGATCGGTGAAGATATCGCAGATATAACAGCAATAAATATTTGTGATACTTATTTATTGTATTATTTACATAACACAAAATCATTGGCGCCTATAATAAATAATTCATTTAATACATTTCATATATATTTTGCGAATCAACAAAAACAAAAAGTTTCAAAAATGGCTGAAAAGTCACAACTTATTTTAAATCCACATCCTCCGAATAAATACAGATGTAATGTCCCTCTTTCAAGGTCTATGTCATTTATTGCCAACTATGACATTAAAAAGGGTGATGGTATGTGGTGGTCAAACCAAGAACCAGTGTGGTAGATTATCATGAATTTACACACAATTCATATTTATAAAATTGAAATAATTTTATAAATAAAGATTTTATAAATAAAGATATTATAATAAAATAAAGGAATGGAAATACAAACTAAAAATACAATTGACAGATTAAAAACGAAAAAACATAACCCGATAATTATTGAAGAAGATGACATCGAATTAGAAGAAAATAATTCAAATGTAATTATAAACAAAGGAACTGGTGCTGGCGGCTCAAATACAAATTATTATGGTAAAAAATTTGAAGATAAAACGAATAACCAAATAAGATTATTAGAAATGGGATATGTAAAGAATAGTTTTACAAAAAAACCAAAAACTGAATATGATTATTATTTATCAAAAACTTTTGAAGATAAAACCATTGTATTTGTATTACAAAATGGGTTAAAAATGTATATGAAAAATAAATACAATGTTGAATTGTTTAGATGTCCTGACGAAGCATACATTATTGAATATCATACAGGAAAAAAGATTATAAAAATTTTGGAAAAAAAAGAGCAAAATGTGAATGGGTCTGTAGAAACAAAATTATGGAGTGGTCCATCACTTAGAAGAGAATATGAATTGGTCTTAGGAGATGAGTTTGAAGTTTATTATGGATTTTGTGTAAGTGCGTTTTTGATGAAAAAATTAACTTCAAATGAGAAAAAATATATAATATTAAATACAATATTTAATGAAAATGATATTGATGTATTATTTGGCGACAATGATAACTATTTTGAAACATTAGACAAATGGCTTAATAATTCTTTATAATTACTTCTTTTGCCTTTGCTTCTGGATTTTTTGAATTGATTGTTCTTTTACATAAAACAGATTGTATATTATATTTTTCATATGTGAAATTATCACGAACTAAACTTACATCTGCGTTGCTTAGTAACATTTTTATTTTTTTTTGTGTCAATTTGTGTATTAAATTAAATAAATTTTTATGATTATCAATATTAAACCCATTTTCAGTATATCCGACAAACGACTTATCTGTTTCAGGTGCGTACGGTGGGTCAAGATATACATAATCATCTGGTTCAATCTTGTTTAATGATGTATTAAAATCACTACATTCGAATATTACACCCTGAATTAAACTATGTATTTCATCTAAATGTTCTCTATTAATTATTTCAGGATTATTGTAATGACCATATGGAACATTAAACCCGTTGGGACCAACTCTAAATACTCCTCTAAAACAGGTCTTATTTAAGAATATAAACATAGCAGAACCCAATGTAGTTTTTTTATCAGTTATATTTAACTTATTATATTCACTTCTAATCCAATAGTAATAATTTTCCTTTGCTATTTTTGCTTCCTCTATATTTTTTGGTTTTCTATTAACTTCTCCATTACCACATTCATTAAATTCTGTAATAATAGTTTGTATTTTATAATATAAATCATTATGTTGTAATTGTATGTTTTTATAAATATAAATTAATGGTTCATTCAAATCATAAGCATAAATATTACCCTGTATTTTAATAATACCATGTTTAACATAAGACAATAAAGTTAATAAAACACTTCCACCACCTAAAAATATTTCGCGATAATTATTTATTTCCTTTGGAAATTCAACAATAATTTTATCTAATATTTGAGTTTTCCCTCCAACCCATTTTAAAATTGGTTTTGTAATATGTATTTTTGTATTATCATAACTTTGTATTATTTCTTTTATTTTACTTTTAATACAAGGTGTTTTTTTATTGACATGTATTTTGTAACGAGACTCTAGATTAAAAATTTTACCACAGTTTTCACAAATATATGTAGTCATTTTATTTATACTATAATTAAATGTTGTATTTTTATTTCATTTTTTTATACATTTCCCAGTATAAACTATTATTTATCATATTTTGATTTCATAATGAAATTTTTTAAGTTACTTTTTATATAATTACAAAGTAACTTATACATTCACTCCTTCTTGTTCCTTTTCCACAAGAACCTGCTTGGAAATATTTTTAATAATTTTACTTGCTTTTTCGTGGTCATTATCACCTGACCCGCCCATTGATTCTACAATGATTTTATTATATTGGTCAGAATATCTTGAGATACTTTTGTTACAATCTGGGTATTTCTCTCTATACTTTGGTATTAATCTCATATTTTTATCTGTAACTTTCTTAATTACCTTTCTAAGTTTAACATTCTCTTCATCTTGCTTCTCCCATTTATCTTCATCCTTTACATATAGAACTTCTCTCTTTTTATCAGTGCAATGAACAGGTCTTTG